CGGAGCACGGACTTGAGCAACACTTCGGCCTGGAAGACGTTACCGGGTGCGACCACCAACTGGCGAGGCACGAGGCGGATCTTCTTGCCGTTGTTGTCCACGGCCTGACGGACCTGGATCAACATCTGCTCAAGCGAGGTCTGCGAAAGGTTTGCAGCGGTCGTCAACTGGTTACTAAAGGTACCGTTAACGATCGGGTGCGATGTGTTGATAAGCGACACACCATCACCACCTGGGTAGGAACTGTTGAAAGCACGGTTAAGCACGTTCGCCGAAAGCGTCTCTTTGGTCTCGATTAAAGACTGTGCGAGGTGCTTGGCGTAAACCTGACCGATCCGGATGTGGTCGCCGTCTTCCACGAGCACTTTGGTCAACGCGAAGGCCAAGCCATAAACGTTGTACACGTAGCGCTTCAGGAAGAGCACGCCGCCCTGCTGATAGGTCACCGGAGTGCCATCAGGCAGTTGGGGTGCGGCACCAAATCCGTACAGGACTGGTTCTTCGTGGTAATTACGAGGAATGCCTTGTTCCTCGCGGAAGACTCTCGACCACTCGTCCTTGCGTTGCTCGTAAATACCGTCGAAGCATTCGTTAAGGATAGGCTCGACTATCGACCGAAAGTCGGTACTGCGCATCGGGGCTGCCATTTCTTAGCCCTCCTTAGATAGCGTTAGAAGCGGCAACGTACTGGCTCTTCGAAATCTGAGCACGTACGATGACGAAATTGTCGCCCCAGGCATTGTCCGGGTACGGCGCGATGTCGATAATACGCATTTGTGCGTTGTTACCGGAACCGGCGAGCGTGTTGGACAGTGTGCACTGCGAGAGACCCGTGGTGGTGGAACCCGCCGTAGTATTGCTCAGGTCAGCCTCATCACCGATCGAGGTCTGGGCAAGGGTGCCGTCAGACTGAATCTCGTACACGATGTTGGGGTCCTGGTAATAATAAGCGACGACCGAGCCTACCTGGAACGATTCACTGGCTGGCCAGTAATTCGAAACCCGGCGACGACCGGTAGAATCGGTCCACTCGACACCGGCGAAAGCGCCCAAGAAGGCGTCACCAGCGGCAGCGACCACGATGTAACCACCGGTGTTCATTTTCACGGGCTGACCCTTGAGAATGGTGGTGGCATAACCTAAAGAAACGTTTCCGGAAGTGGAAACGGCCTGAATACCGTTGGCAAGCGCGGCAGCTCTGTCCAGACCCGACGGGTGAAATGCTGGACGCAAGCCAAACGGAGCAGATGTTGCAGACATCGATATCTCCTAAATAAAGTATCCGTCAGTTAAACACTGGAACGGGACGTTCTTCATCCATGGAGGCAATGCCATCACCTTCGAGACTGCCGAGAGATCTACCGCGCGAATCTCGACCCAATTGCTGCTCAGCCTGAATTCGGATTTTGTCCGCTTCGTCCTGAGGAGCATAGTGGTGAAATTCTTCCATGATCCCTTGATAAATCTCTTCCGGGATCTTGTACAGTAGCATTTCGTTACAAGCGATAAAGCCTTCGTGTTCCCCTGCTTTTACTCGGTAATTCTCAAAGCCAGGAACTTCCTCGGGTTTTACCGGCGTGTAACCCATCCGCAATCGCTTGTGGATTGGATCGTAGCCGTTGGTGGAGGATAGCCAACACAGATGAAATCCCGGAATTCCGGGTGGTTTGGGGAGGGATTCTTGAATCCACTCGTCTCTGAACATCCTACGACGTTCGCGGCTGCTTGCCAAGCTCTCGTCAGCTGACTGTCTTCCGTCCTGCACTGCGCGGGACTCACGGCCACCTGCCGAAAGATTCTTTTTGAGTCGTTCGTCTCTCATTTCAGTTATTCCTTGTTCCGTGCATGCGGTCATATTCCATGTATTTTTGGATCATTTTCTTGCGCTCGGCGAGGTTATCCCACCTACCCGCTTCTTTGATCGCTAATACTCGCTCTGGCGACAAGTGGAACCCTGCATTGCTATCGTTGCGATTGCCGTGTGCTGATTCTCTACCTGAGCCAGTAACCACCGAACGAGGTCTCCGATTGGATGACGAACGGTCATCGTTGGACGAATTGTACCTGTGAGGCAGGTATTTTGTCAATCTATTATCCAGCTCCTCCCAGTAATCGGGGGTCTTCGGATCCCAGCCCTCTTTGGTCAACTGCTCATCGATCTTGGTGGTGATCTGCGAGTCCATATCCCGCCCGTTGGGGTCGTACCAGTCGTTCCGAGCCATCCAATTCGAGGCGTGCTTTTTGAGCGTCGGATCCGGCGCTTGCGGCACATTCGAACTCGGACCGGATTCCACCGCTTTACGCTTCAGCGCCTCGAGCGCTTCCGCTTGCCGCCTCGCCTCGTACCACGCTTCTTGGGCTTCGGCCAGACCCGCACCGTCCGCCTGCTCGGTCGCCTCTTTGATCTTCATCTTGGCGTACGTCATCCGCACCTGCGAGTCCTCGATCGCTTTGTCGAGTCGCGCAAGGTCCGATCCCGCAGTCTTTCGTTCGAGGACCGCCAGCCGTTCGGCCATTCGCTCGTTCTCGCGGCGCAGCGAATTAATGACGTGACTTGACTCCTCGATCTTCGCTTTGGTCAAGCGCTTTTTAAGGTGCCGCTCTTCACGCCTCGCCGCCCGAATTGCTTCTCTTTCCGGATCGACATCACCATCATCACCGTCGTCCGAATCCGCATTGGTGTTGGCGTTTGCACGCTCGAAGCCATTTTGCACCCCGATTTGCTCGAGCTTCTGCTCGGTGTTTATCTCCTGCGGCGCTACCATCTCGACGATGGCCGAGCCGTCTGGAGCTTCGGAGACCTGCATCTCCGCTTTTTCGGTCGGATTCATAGGAAGGCCCTCACTTTCAAGGGGTCACCCGTGACCTTGGAGATCACTTCGTGGTCATTGAAGATCGAGAACAATGCGGTTTCACCGAGCTTCGGGTCGCCGTACACGACTTCCCACCGGTCACCACCCCATTTTGGCATTCGGACGAAGTCGCCCACCTCCACCCAATTGCCTTCCGGCCAGGGTTCGAGTGTATCGCGCTTCCGAAATGCCAGCGGTCCAATCGCTATCACCTTCGCGACTTGATTGTTCCACTTCTCGGTCTCTTTCGTTTCTTCCACGATAAGTAGCCCAGCAGAGGTCACGGTCTTGCGGGTTTGACGCCACTGGACCAAAATACGACCGCCTACGGGTACAGCACCGGGATCAACAGCAGGAAATGCTTCCCGCAAAGCGACTTCATTCGAAGCCTCCGGTATATCAGTCATCGGAATCCTCTTCCATTAAAAGATTATTTAAGATATCCAGAGCTTTTTCAAGCCCTTGATTTTGGCCAACTAGGCGTTGGTAGGCCTCAAAAGTCGCAGGAGATCCTGCGGCCATTGCATCGCGCAAGCGTTGCTGCTCGTACTTCAGAGCCTCGACGAAGTCCGAGACGTAACGCATGCTTTACTTCTTTTTCATCGAAGACAGCGCCCCACCCGTCGACTTCTTAGCGGGGGCCTCGGTGCTACCCTTCGACTGCAGGGACGAACCGTCGAGCTTCTCGCCCATCGCGATCCGCTTGTGGTAGGGGACGTTTACTTTCGACGCGTTAATTTCGTACGAGGTATTAGCCATTTGTGCCTCCTAGTGCACGTTGTGCGCTTTCCTGCGCGGTGAGAGCAGTTTCGAGCTGCTCGGTTTGCAGTCTTTGCGCATCGTGCGTAAGTTCTGCGGACTTGATTCGCTCTTCGGTCAGGTTATCGCTGGCGTTGAGCGCAATGTCGATCTGCTGCTGGCGATTCTTGGCCAACGCGTCGAGCTTGACCTTCTCGGCGTCCAGCGCCAGCCGCGCCTTATCGTTCTCGGCCCGACGTTGCGTTTCGGCCATCGAGGTCTCGAGAATGACTTGGTCTCCGCCGTCCATCGGGGGCTTCGGTTTCAACTGCTGCAACACCTGCTGGATTTGCTGAATCACCGGTGCAACCCGGGCGAAAGCGTCTTTGCTGTCCATCATCACGTGCTGCGAGGCCAACGCGTAAAGCTTGTCCACCTCCCCGGTGATTCCGGCAACGTCGTAATCGTCGGGCTTCTTGCCGAGCGCCTTCTCGACGTAGCCGTTCATGTGGCCCAAGTACCAAAGGATCACGTGTTGCTTGATATGCTCCACAAGCATCGGCATGAAGGTCGGGGCGATCATCGGATTCGCGCCCAGCATTGGGTTCATCGCGAAATCGAGGTGCGCTTGGATATGCGCGAGGTGGTTTTGGTGTGGGTAGGCGAATGCTGCGCGACCAATCGACATCGCACCATTCTCCTCCGCCGCGTTGATTTCCATCGGTTCGGCCACAGCGGGCATGATTTCGGTGATGTTCGGCACCTTCATCTGCTTGAGCACCCGGTGTACAACCGCACGGCGGTCGAAGAGGTCCGGGTTTTTGTCCATCAGCGCCAGCACGGCTTGATTCTGTGCCATCCGCTGCGTTTCGGAGAAGATATGCGGATCCGACACCGGGATCACGTCCGAGTTCCGGTTGAAGTCCTCGCGCTTCACTTCGAGTTCCGCCGGGACGTCGTGCATGATCATTTCGTCGAGGTACCAGCGGTTGATGCGCTGCAGCACCATCAGCACCCGCTTTTGGGACTCGTGCAACCGGGCGTGGATCGCGCTGAACACCGCCGCACCTTGCTCGATTAGCGCCTGGGTGGTGCCGACTGGAGCGGTGGAGGCGATATCGGCGATCTTTTCTTCGCTCGTGGTCACCACGCCTTTCGCGGCCTCGGTCAGCCAGCCCATCAGCTTGAATAGCACCTCGGAGGGTGGGTTGAAAGGCATCGGCATCGCGATCTTTCGGATGTCGTCCACCCCGGGCGCACCCTCGATCTCGGTGATCTGGGTGACGTCGACGTTCTGGCTTTGGCCCGAAATCTTCGCCCCTTTGAGCTTGAGCATCGTCGCCGCGTTATTGATGTGCGCCGTGTCCAGCAGCGCCCGGAGTGCCCCAGTAAGTGCAGCCGACATCCCGCCGATCAAGTGTGGGAACCCGATCGCCAGTGCACCACGCCAGGGGATGAATTTGAACTCGATGATCCAGTCGAGCTTCGTGCGCGTCTCGTCCCCTTCTTCCCAATTCCGGTACCAGCCGACCACGTCGGTCGTCTGCTCATCGATCATCAAGATGTAAGGGGCGATTTCGCCTTCGCAAAACGAGTCCCACTCGCAGGACATATTCACCATCACGTGGTACACACGTCGAAGCCCGTCTTCGTCGTCGGTCCAGGTCTTACCCTCGACCTTTTGGTTCGCCTTTTCGGGTTCGGTAAGCTCCGGCTCCTCGGAAACCCGCGTGACCGAAATGTCGCGATAAAGTCCCGCCTCGATCCGCTCGTTGAACATCTGTTCGGTGATGTCCTGCATCTCGGCGCAGCGGTTTGCGGTGTAAAAGCTCCCCGCCGCGTAGGGGATGATCAGGTTATCAATCGGGACGAACTCGGCACAGGGGCGTTTCTTCTGTGGGTCGTACCACAGCTTCAGGAACTGGGAGCCGCCAAGCGGCAGCTGCGTAAGCATTTGCTCTTGCTCGTCGCGGAATTCGACGATCTGGTTCGTAAGCTGCCAGTTCATGAAGTCGCGCTTGCGCTCGGCCCGGTTCTTTTGCTCCTCGGTGACGTCCCCCACCACATTCGTCCGTACGGGACCGTCCGGCGGGAAAAGCTCTTTGATCGCTCGGGATTCGAAATCCACGCAGGCTTCGGCCATCACCGGGTGCACGACCTTGGACGCACCCTCGAAATTCGCACCGCCCGGGGCGTCTTTCCCTAACCCCGTGCGCCGAATCCCCTCTTCGTACTGCTTGTCGCGTTCTTTCCGCGCTTCCTTGTCCGCTTTGATCAACTGGATCATTTTCAGCGCGAGCTTCGAGAGTTCCCACGAGGGTACCGACTCCGCCAGATTCTCGTAGAAATCCGGGTCTTCCTGAGGTCCCGCGAACTCCCGCATCCGTACGATCGCCGAGCCATCGGGCTGCTCTTCGATCTCCGCGAATTCGTCGTCCAAGTCGACCATCAGGCCTTCGGTGTCCTCCGGTCCCGGGGTCATCGCTGGCTGCTGCTGTTGAGGGAAAGTGCTAGTGGCCATATTGGGTCCTTAGTCTTCCAAATTCGACATTTTGATATCGCGAGCCACCGATTTTAACTCATCGTACTTTGCTGGGTCTATCCCTCGGATGTCGCGCATCGTACGACGAAGTGCCATCGGGGATTCTTGGTAAGGCGACACTAACTGTCCAAAGATTTTCATGAGTGGCTCATCACCCATGTCCTCGGCATATTCGTACGGATCGCGCATAATTCCTGGTAAATAATACAAATCCCCGGCCAATTCCTCGGGGTCGGCCCCAGGCATCGCACTCTGCACGAAACGCAGGATTTCGTCCTCGTCCATTCCCATCTTCAACCCTTGTGCCACCAACCCACCAATCGAGGGCGTGGGGATGGGCTTCATCACGGTCTTGGCCACCTCGGACGCCACATCCTTCACGGGCTGCATGGCCACGGAGGGTAAAACCCTTTGCGCGGCTTGGGCGAGTGCGCCCTGCAACATCTGACGCCTGGACATCGGCGTTTGCGCGACCTTTTCAACTACCTTCTCCACCAAGCCCGACAGGGGGTCGACCGTGGTCTTCTCGGTCTGGTAACGCTCCATGTCTTTGGCGGGTATCGGGAGCTTCGACTCCTTGGGGCCACCAAGATCGGGCAGTCGCATAAAGCCACGCCTGGACAGGTCCGGTGTCTTCAGGCCTTTGGTGAGCAACTCGTCCGCCATCTGCTGCACGGTCTTTCCCTTGACGCCACCACCCCCGGCGTAGGAATCGAGCGAATCGGTGTAAATCATCCGCCCACCGTCGGAGAAATCCGGCGTCATGTGCTCGATCATGCCGCCCTCGGCGTACCTGCGAAACCGTCCTTCGGGTACGGTCGCCTCGTGCCGTGCAGCGGGAGGGGCGGGGGGCTTGGCACGTGGACCGGTCATCCGGGCCTGTTGCGCCTCGTCCTGCAATCCCTGCTTGATCAACCCTTGCAGCATTAAATCGGCGTGTTGTCCGTACTGCTTGCGCAGGTCCCCCACGAACTGCTCGTACCGGAGCCGATTCACGAAATCGCGCATTTCCGGGGTCTGTGCTGTTTCACGTGGAGCAGCGGCGGGAGGGCGCATCGCGCGGAGCTTGTCCAACTCCTCGGCCTCGTTTTCGTTCAGGCTCGGTGCGTACAACGCGGCGGTGATCCCGGCCGTGGGCTTGAACCCGGCCAGCGGTCCGGCCAGGGTGAGCAGGTCCTCGGGGTTGAGGTAGTCGCCAACCGTTTTAAGAAGATCATTGGGCATAAGGGTTCACCCTGCGTGGACGCTCGTCGTCGTAGTAATCCGGCGCGACTTCGGCCGGGTCGATGCGCAAGAAATCCATGTCCTTCAACAGCCGGAGCACTTGCGTGGTGGTGTCGGTCAGGTCGTCGCGCTCGGCCTCGGGGAAAGAGCAGATCTGGGAGACGAGCTTCTCCGCCCAGTCACGCGGCTGCCCCCGGTGCACGACCGATTCAGGGATGTAGACCCGGCCACAGGCGATGATGTTCGCCACGATGTGCAGCCGTTGCACTTTGTCCGCTCTGCCCGGGTTGTAGCCACGGCAAGGCACCCCGGCGTAGCGCAGGTCCTGAAGGATCGAAATGCCTGAGGCTTTCTCCTCGACCAGCACCAAATCGGTCTTTTTACCGGGTTCGCCGTACACGGACTCTTTGTACTCGTTCACCACCCGAGGGCGCAGATCGGGGTAAGCGAGGAACTCTTCCCAGCAGTCGATGAGCATCACGCATAAAGGTGAATCTTCGCTCGGCCTGAACACTCCCCAGACAGAACATGCGGTCGGGTCATTGATAGTCTTTTCGGTGTAAGCACAATCGTAGGACTGCACAATATACATGAAATCGGGGAATGGCCGATCGGAGTCCCAAAGCTTGAACCACTCGCGCTTGACGATTCCGTAATCTTCCGGGTCGATGACCTCGGCGTAAAGCTCCTGACGTCCGAGTCGAGTTCCCTCATACTGGGCGATGATTTCATCACGAAAGGTAGGGGCGAGGTTTCCGAAATTCTCATGCGTGGTCCCTGAAGTGACGAATACGCGCGGGTTTTCGAGCAGCTCCCGCACGATCGGAATCGGCTTGGGCGTCGTGGTGACGACACCGCGCGGACGTTGGCCGAGGCGCAGGCCGAACATCAGGTTCGACCACATTTCTTTGGCGTTGCGAAACTTGGCGAGTTCGTCGACCCAGAACAGGTCGTGCTGTGGACCGCGAAGCGTCTCGGGATCGTTGTCCGAGTAAATGGTCGCGATCGCCCCGTTGGGCCACTCGAGTCGGCGCTTGGACGGCACCCAATTCGGGCGGTTAGAGGGGTGCGAAATGGCTAACAGCCCGGACTCACCCTCGATCATCACGTCCCGGGCGTCCCCCGCGTCTTCGGCGATCAGCGCGACGCGTGAAGCGAGCTTTTGTTCCACGTGGAACCGGACGAATTCACCTCCACACCGAGTCTTTCCCCACCCACGACCGGCAAGAATAAGCCAAATCGTCCAATCCTCACCGGGTGGGACCATCTGGTTGGGTCGAGCCCAGGTCGGCCAGTCGTAGTAAAGCTCCACCACCTCCTGATCGCTCATCTCGGACACAAAATCCGAAAAATTGTGCGGATCAATCGGGGCTTTCTTCGCCTTGTATCTTCGACTTGGCGACCGCCTGTAATCGCTGGGCAAGTCGATCACGGAGTCCCTCGATGTTAACGTTCGTGTTAAGTTGGCCCGACACCGCGACGTTCACGTCTTTGGCTCGGAATTTCGCGTCGTACCCCATCAGGGTAAACTGCAGCAGGGAATCGGAATACTTTTTGATCGTTTCGCCCGTCTTGAGACCCTGGTGTACCAAGGGCTCGTCGACTCCGACCACCGAGCGTCGGTAAGCCTCGGCTTTCATCGTGTCGACCATTTCGAGTTGGATGTCTTCCATCAGACGATCGAAGGTTGGATGTTCAGCCCTCCACGTGGACATCGCACCACGACTGACCTCAGCCGCCGTGTACGCGTGTCTTAAAGAAAACTTCGCGTTTTCGGGTCCGTCCCGGAACTCGGCCAGGATTTGCAGCATGCGGTAGGCTTTGGTGCGCTCGAATCTACGCAGACGTCCGACACCTTCGACACCTGGAACACAAAAGATCAACGACTCGGCGTCTTCTTCGACCCCGCGTTCCTTAAAACGAACACGATCCTGCTTCACCATGTCGTAAAGCATCGCGTACGTTATTCCCGCGCGGCGCTCGTATTCGCGCAGTGTCTCTTCACCCACCGCGTCGACGTCCACCACCGGCAAAGGTTCGATTTTTACTCCAGCCATGACGCGAAGTGTACCACAGACGCAACGTGTTCCACAACTGTTCCACCAGATTTGTCGAAATTCTCCTTCATGCATTTGCGTACGAGGCCGAGGTGTAGCCCTATGTGGTGGCTGACGATACCTTGTCGTCTGGAAGTCTGCAGGTGTAGTACGGGTGTGGTCATATCCGTTCCATCGTTCCATCATAATGGAACAGCAATGGAACAACCCCACTGGTCCAAAGGCCCCGTCCCTCGGGGCTTCTCTTCAAGTACCCTCTTTTGTTCCACCGTTCCACCTCATATCCCCCCATATTCAGGTTTTCGAACCAAAAATATATACGTATATATGCATGGAACAATGGAACACTTGGCTCTCTGGTCCGTCGTACGGGGCTTCTGACCGTTCCATCTGTGTTCCATCATGATGGAACAATGGAACACTTCTCGGCTGCTGCCAAGACGGCACGAGACTTATCTCGGCCAGTGTGGCGAGGGTGCCACACACCGCCCGGGGAGGGCAGATCCACGAATCTTACCACGGCTGGCGAAGCGTGTCAACTAGTCGAAGCGTTTGTGTTTCACGTGAAGTCTTTTGGTCCACGCACAGCCCCCGGACGCGAAGCTTGTGCAGCGTCTCCTCGTGTGGCACCTGCATTTCGACCAGTCGTGCCGCCTCATGCCCGGGGATGAGGTAGAATTCCTGGCGTTCGAGCACCTGCAGCCCCAGGAAGCACCAAGCCCCGTGCCGGTGTGCGGACACCGCCCAATTGCGCTGCCCGGAGGTCCACTTCGGGAGCCGGAGAGGGGTGCCGGGGCGCTTGGGCAGGTCGGTGAGGACCTTGAGTTCGATCCAGCCCGAGACCGCGCGGAGCTTGTACAGCGCGAACCACACGTCCGGGGTGTCACGGCCGACCTCGTTTTCGACTCGTTGCGCGAACCAGTGACCCCCGAGGCGCAGGTCGAGCCAGCCCCAGAGGTTCTTTTCCGCGCTCACAGCTGTGCCTTCATTCCGGCCAACCGCCATAACCGTTTCACCTGCGTTTCGGTGACTGCCCACCCGTCGAGCCTGAGCATCGAGGCGATTTTGCGGTACCCGCAAGTGGGGTAACGCTCCGCTTTGGCTTTCATTTCCTGGGTGACCCACACTTGGTCCATTGCACTTAATCGTTTCGCCATTTCACTGTCCTCTATCAGTGGTTAAAAGGGTAAATAACGTCAGCCTTTCGACGAACGGCGGAGCGCGTTCACGACTCGCATCGTAGCCACCCCAGCATTTGGTGCCCCCTCGATGAGCGCCGCGTAGTCGATGCCGTACTGGGCGCAGAGCCTTGAACGGGCGTCGGGGCACTTCCCGGCCTCACGGAGCGCATCGGAGGCCCAGTCCGGTACATTAGCCTTAACCCGGGGCTTCGAATGCAACGGAAGTACCTCCGGAGGGCTCGGCGGGGCCATCTCTGTCGGAGCGACCTCGGGCTTCGTGCGCATCACCGCCTCGAACCCCCGGAAGGAGGTACCGCGCGATACGATCTTCCCGCCCCGGATCTCGGTGCCGTCCCAGGCGCGGTACGTTTTCGCTTCACCGTCCAATCGGCGAATCTTCGCCCACCACGGGACGTAGAAGGGGTCCCCGACTCCCCGGGGGGCGTGTTCGTCGATGGCAAGTTCAAAGCTCATTGAGTCCTCCACAAGTGCTCGAGTAGGTGGTGCGGCGGGTTCCCCGATCGCGCGGTGGGTGCCGTCGGGTCGATCGCCGAAGGGAAAGGGCCAATTATCCATGGAGGTTCGCCTCGATCCAGGCCTCGAGCGCTCGGAAAAGCTCCCAACGGTCGAAGGGCTCTTCGCCCACCGTCCTGAATTCGGCGTCGATGTCTTGGCCCGAGATCGAGCAATCGAACTTGTAGACTCGACCTTCATGCAGCATTTCTCCGGCTAACCGCCCCTTCGAGAGGCGGACCCGGGTGTTGGTGGGAGTGGCGTTCATTACGCTCCTTTCAAGTAACGGCGAAGCATGTTGCCGAGGTTCATGCGCTGCATCCCGACGTTCAAGTGTGCGAACCGGGAGACCAAATCGGCACGGGAGAGTCCCATTTGGGTGGAGACGAAGGCGTAAACCTGCTCGAGCGTTTCGCATTTACGAAGCTCCACGGCCACGAAATCGCCCTTGTCCATCGAACGGACGGTCTTGCCGTTCACGGTCTTGGCGTAATTCTGGTAGAACTGCAGGTAGAGCGAATCCACCACTCCGTTTTTGCGCTGCTCGAGGGGGAGCTTTTCGCGAGGAGCGGTGACCTTCGGTGCGCGGACTTCTTCGGCTAGGACCGGGGGCTTGACTGGGGTCTCGACAATCATGTGCAACGCAGAATTGCGGACCTTGTACTCGCGACCGTTGCCGACATCGGCGACTGTAGTCCATCCGCCTTTAACGGCGAGGATCTTGACGAGGTCGTCGGTGGGGATTACACGAGCGGTGGTGACTGTGGCTTGGTTCATTTCGTTTTCCTCTATCGGTTTGGGTGGAATGTTTGCTACTAACGAACCTCTATTATAACACCCGTGCAATACCTTGTCAAGTCCAAATGGGTATTTTTAACCTACCGCTCGTCGGATCGGATGAACGGTATAACACTGGTTCACGTTTCGGCTTTAATGACGTTGATCGCATACTTGTAGTAGCTGTGCGATTCGTTTCGCTCTTGCAGTCGCTCAAGAATATTAATGATCTGCTTCTCTTTCTCAGCGGCTACAAGCTCGGCGAAGCGAACGCAAAAGTCTTGCACATCGCTTATGAAAGCATCGCCGTGCCAGACGTGCATACCTTTCCCTTGGGAGAGTGCTTCTATGTGCGCTTCCTTAGCCATGCGTAATACATCTCCACTATTCATCCTCTACCCCTTGCTCGTATGGCGGCGCGCATGTTGGCCATGAACCGCTTAAGCAGTCCTTGCTGAATGTCTGCGGTGATCCCCTTGATCTTCCAAAGCTGCTTGTTGATTTCCTTTTCGCAGTCCTTGCAGACGTCGCAGATCTCTTCGGTTTTGTAAATGTCGACCAGTTTGACCAACTCGACGTTCGTTTTGCCACAGGTATCGCAGGCCATTATTCTTGCCCCCTTGCTCGTATAGCGGCGGCGCAGTCGGCAGCAAAGCCACCGCCCACAGCCAGCTTCACGCACAGTTCCGCACACGCCTCACGCTCAGCTACCACGGCGGTTTTAAGTTCAAGCTTCATGCGTTCCAATTCTTCAAGCAAGTCTTGACGATTCATGCTCATCACCTTCATCATGTCGATCATGCTTTGGATGTGAAAGCTCAGAGTTCTCACCTCGTTCTCCAAGAATTCTTCGCGTGTAGCATAAGTGCCGAATTTCCTGGTGCTCATTTAATGATCCTCATCAATCGGTTGAGGACCGCGTGCTCTTGCGCTACTGCCAAGTCGTGATTAGCGTTTTGCATCTTGGCTACCGTCTCACCCCAATCGGCTAATACCAGATGCAAGACCTCGTGAATCGCTAACTGCTCAACATCAGTGACAAATCCAAAATCGCCTTCGGCATTTATGGTTAGCCTGATCGACGCATTTTTGCTGACCGTGTTGTACTGCGTTTGTGCGGCGACGCCGCTACCGATCTGCTCATGGGTAATCGACAGGTGCCACTCAGTCAGACCCACGTCGTTAATCAATGACTGCACTTTGGCTTCGAACTTCTCGAAGTCCAGTGCTGTAAAAGTGTAGGTTTTCAATGCTAGTCCTTCGCTTTTAAGATGTCTTTCTTTCCGTGAATGATAATGCTTTTCATTTCAGGGGTGATTTTCGGCAGCGGAGCCCAGGCCAACGCCCAGTCGGCCCAGGTCCCGATCACGCACACGCCACTCGGGTTCAGAAGCAGCATTCGCACGCCCATCGGGGGCGGGTGCTCCAGTGGTGACCGCCACGTGGCTTCACCGGCGATGTAGCTCTTCACACCCGGGATTCGGCGGAGACGAACCAGCGTTTCACGCAGTCGGTGGTTGAGTGCACTTGGACCTCGTCCACCCCGAGCCACTCGGCGAGAATCCGGGCGAGTACCGCGTTCGTCTTGAAAGGCAGCGGCATCGTGGACCCCACAAGCATTTCGTACACCTGCGATGCGGTCAGGCCCTCGGACTCGAAGGAGGCGATCGTGTGGATGGCCTCATCCCGAGTGTAGACCTTTTTCACGGGTTTTTCGGGTTCCGGGGTGGGCTCGATCGTCTCGGGTTCCTCGAACACCGGCTTGGCGTCAAGCTCGTGGAACGTCAACGCCTCGTGATCGTCGATGGGCGGGGTGGTAAGCTTACCTTTTTTGGTGACCATTGATGTAGAGACCTCTATTAATGTCTGAAAAAAGCGGGGGAACCCTGCGCGGATCCCCCCGAAACGCCGTTAACCCTTACAACAGGAGAAGCGGACCGGGGAAGGCGATCCGCACCGGTCATTATAACAGAGCGAGTGCCGTTGTCAATGCATTCTTTTTCATCCGAGCACCCGCACCAAACCAAGCGGACTGTAGCCGGGTGTCGGTGCTGGTAGCTTTACGCTCGTGGTCCGTGAACCGGGTGATCGCGTTGACCAACCCCCAGGCTGTACCCTGCGCGGTCTTGGTGCTCTGGCCAATGCCGGTCAAGTAGATCGAAGTCACGAGTTCGAGCATCGGACGATGGGCGTCGAGGTCGACCTCTTCCTGGTCGGGGTAGAGCACATCGAGGAAATATTTGGTCGCCTCCGCTTTTGACACCGTCCGCTTCGAAAGCTCGGTCGCGTCCTTCTTGAACCGTTCCCAGGTCCCGCCGATCAGCCCGAGGTCGGCTTTCACGCGTTCGGCGTTGAACTTCGTCGAGTGCGGAATGCGGATCTGCCCTGCGGTGTCTTGCAGCGCGGCGTTGAGCGTGTTCTGGCACACGGTCCGCACCGTGGTGAACTGGGCAACGTTCGCCAGCGTTCCGTCGCAGGAGGTCGCGACCTGGACGTAGGGGCGGACTTCGTCCCCGCCGCCGACGTCGAACGAATCGTCGATCCGAGCCAGCGCCCAGTAGGTGGCACCGCCGCGCAGCATCCCGGCGGTCTCCATCTTGAACCCGCCGATTTCGATCAGGTTCCGGAAGAACTCCATCACGTCGCGTGGCTGGGTAATATTATAGTTCGAGGACATCACCGAGAGTGGCTTCCCTGTGTCCGACCGGTACAGCGCCCAGCGGTTGGGTACCGTGTTCACGCAAACGGGGTGGTTCTCCTCGTCGCGCACCTCGTACTGGATCGCACCCTTCTTGACTTCCCAGTTAAATCCTGCCTGTTCGATCCAGGTCTCGAGCGTCGCATTCGCGTCCAGCTCCTGCCCGAGTCCGTGCCAGGGGGTCTGACCGACGTAGGCCATGTTCGCGCGACCATTTGAAAAATCGAGTTCGTGAGCCATTTAAGATGTCCTCTATGTGATTAACGAACCTCTATTGTACCACTGGTGGGACAATTCGTCAATGAGCTAAAGCTACCGTTCGTCGGACGATCAATACTTGTAAGGCTCGAGAAAGATCAGCGCCAAGATCACGGCCGTCGTGGTGAAAAAATCCCCGGTGCTCACTCCGGTGCAAATACCGCAACCGAGGAGGGCGCATAACCGAAACCACATATCGAATTCACGCATGACTATTCAGCTTGTTAAAAGATGTTCCACACTTACCACACCACCACCACGTCCAGCCGAGCCCGTTGTCGTGAAACTTCCCCTGGGTGTGACCCTCTTTTTCGCAGTCTTCGACCAATTGCTTTCTCGCCGGATAGTACACGGTTCGGTCGTACTCGTCCATAAGCTCCTTCATCTTGTCGTGCCGTGCTTTGTCGATCTCGTGTCTACGCGTCCAAATGCTTTTATCCATGATTACGTTCCTTGAGCTTGGCTTCAACGTCTCGGGCAAATCGGTACATTTTCCGATCTTCCTCGTACCCGCTCATATCGTGTATCTCCGCATCCGTCAGCCCCCGCCATTCACGTTCAGGCTTCTCCAATTCCTGAGCCGCGAACGACATGGCTTGTCCGAGTTTTTTCACCAGCACCTGCTCAATCAAAGGAACTATGGACGCTTGTAACCACTCCCGGATCGCTTGATCCTGCTTAGGTGTCGTCTCGTAGGTCATGTGTTCTTCTCCTTTAGCTTGGCTTCGACATTCCTGCAAGCAACAATAGGGTCGTCGTTTGCGTCATGGATGCACTTTTCAATCTCTCGCAACGTCAGCCCAACCCATTCACGCTTTATCGGTGGTGCGGTGTAGAGGGGCACTGTGTGGTTCAGGTCAGGACATGTCCGCACTTTCATGTCAAAGTTTTTCAGGTCGAATGAATTGGCCCACGCCACAGGCTCTTGCTTTTGTGGCGCGGTATAGCGTTTTTTCTCATCTTCCACTACTGCAATCGCATCAGACAGTCTAATAAGCGCATCCCCTGAATCTTGTTCTGTGATGCCATCTGTATCAAATAGCCCTTGCAAATCGTCTACGATTGCGTCTGCCCACGCCACTGGCTCTTGCTCTTTCTTTGGTGGTGCGGTGTAGAGAGGTTCACCATATGTACCTTCGTTTTCTTCCCAACGCCCGTAATCGTTGACGCTGAAGTAGCCAACCGGCTCTTGCTCAGGCTTCGGCGCGTACACCAGCAAGTGCTGCCAAACACGTGGATCAACAGTGTCAGCCTCAGACCCCAACCGATCAACGCAGTCCATTAATTCATCGGTCAATGAACGTGCTTGGGGGCGGGTGTCGTCGGCATCGACTTCCTTCGGTAGCAGTTCAAAATGGTCAGCCACCTGCTGGTTCGTGTACTGACCGACATGCCCATCAGGAAATTTCACATACTGACGATCCGTTCCGCTAATGTGGATGACGCAGTACTCTTCCGTCTCTAGGCACAAGAGCCTGTCACCTCGGCGGTATTTAGGTTTCTCCAGTGCTTGGCGCAAGGCCGTTGTAACCCTTTCTAGCCGCTCGTAGTCATCCTTGTTTGACATGTACGGCACATCCTCCAACGCCTCAAGCGCCTGCTGCATAGCTTCTCTGCTCATGCTTCCCTTGCCTTCAACATAGCGTCTGCCATCAGGTAAGCCTGCCTCGCGGTGGCATCAAAATAATTTCCTTGCGCCAGTGCCTGCATCGCCTTAGCCGCAAAGTAGTCGCGCAGGGTCATGCCACCATATTGCCAAGTGCTGTCAGAGTCTTGATGGCCGTAGGGTTCATATTCTGACCATGGTCTTGTACTGACCGGAAATGCGGGACCTCCATCGTTAATCATTGCTCACCCCTTGCTCTGATAGCGGCGGGAAAATTCAGCAGCACCGTCGCAGTCCAGCTTTGCAACCGATGATCGGCATCCATTGAGCTGAGGTCTACGTTCAAGAGCAAATTCGCACACGCCTCACGCTCATGTGCTGCAACAAGTGCGGCGAAGCGTTCAAACGATTCAAGGTTTGCGCCCATGTATGAGACTGGGTTAAAACCAGCCTCTCGCGCCATCTTGATAATGTCGTCTCTATCCACCGTTCTTCTCCTTCAGCTTAGATTCAATCTCACGAGCAAGTCCATATCGTGCAACACGTTCTTGTGATGTGTCGTCGGCATCGACAAGTGCTTGGCGTAAAACGGCGATGGCTTCGACGTAGTAATTTTTATCGCCTGTTTCCATCAGCATATCTGCGCTTGCATCCTCTAGCACTTCTATCGCTTCTTCAATGGCTCCTCTGCTCATGCTAAGAACTCCTTGATGGCCTCGTACACATCCGTGCGTCCGTGCTGGTCGTTTAAGCGTATGTACCACCCGGCGTAGCGCATCTCTTTCTCAACCCATCGCAGAAGCGCATGGGCTTTATCTGAATCCCTTATGATCGCATCTGGCTCAT